CCCTCAGCGGACTCATCGTCCTTATGGGCTTCGATTAGTCGGGTCTTGGCAGCGTCAGGTAGCTCAGCCTTGTCCACGGCTTCCTTAATGGCCGCCTGGGCTTCAGCTTTTGCTTTCTCCTTCTCCGCCTGAGCAGCCGCTTCTTGCAAAGCATCCCGTTCAGTGGTCAGAGTTGTTACCTGTCCCTCCAATTCCGTGATTCTGACTTCTAGTTCCATTTTAGCTTTTACCTCCGCTTGAATTTGGTCTTTAATATTGGACTCAATCACTTCTACCAGGTCAGGCCTAGCCTCTCGGAGCGTTGCCAAGTCTATGAGTTCTGCGTCAATGAAATTATCTTTGATGCTTTCTCTTAGACCGGCTTGCCCACCAGCTCCAGCTTCTGTAACGAAGTCGACTGATTGCAAACTACTTTTGACCAGCCTCTCCACAAACACAGTCTTAACACCATCGATGGTCTGTTTAGTTCCCTTACCAACGGCATTGATAGATGTGCCGAGGTGCTGTAAATCACCATGTTCAAATAGAGTCTGTATCTTCTCCTTCAACCACCCAGCATTGATATGAGCTTCCCCTACAGCATTGCCTTTGTCAGACATCTTAGTATTGTGTAATATAGCCACCCAATCTCTGAGAGACCTTTCAGGGCGCTCCTTCTCTTCCTTCTCAGTCGGGTGGTCGGCATACATCTTATTCCCATCAAAAATTTCAGCAGCATCCTTAATAGCCTGCTCAGAATAGAAGCGTGCCTTAGACGAATTAAAACCTGGCTGTATGATGCGAACAGGGACGATACCTTTAGAGATACCTTCCTTGGTAACTTCCTCAATATCTATTTCGCACGATTCAAATATCCGCTCCCGACTTTCTGATTCCTTTGATTCCTTTACCCACCTCGGTATTTCCTCATCCTCTACACCTAATTTGCGATACTCGGCTCTGATTTTGCGCTTGACGGCAGGCATGTCTTCACTGGGAATGGCTACCTTCTGTCCTCTAAAACCGCCAGGACTTAGGGCTGCCGCAGCCCTACCTAGCTGAGCCCTCGTCACCTTCTTTTCTAAGTCCTCCCATAACCTAAGTTTCCATGTGCTAGATAATTCTGGGTCTGGGACATAAGCGTAAGCAGCTCTGGGAAACGATATACCGTCTTCGGTCTTAGCAGGTGCGGCCTCAGTGAGTTTTATAATCAGTGCATCCGCCTCCCCCAAGGTAGGCGCTGCGTCCTCCTCGGTTAGTCCCTCCTTTTCCAGTAGCTCTAATAGTTTGGACGTGACAGTGTTGGTGTCATACTTCTCCTCACGGCCAGATGCGACCTCGGTGAGACTATCAATCTTGGCTTCCACCGCCTCTTGAGCAGGTGTATAAACGGTCTGTGGCACTACCTTCTCAGCCTGCCCGAATACGACCTTTCCCTTTCGGTCAATGACATAGGACATGCGATAATTCTTGCCGCCTATCTCATAGATGACCTCAGTATCATACATATCACGAATCCAAGGGCCATGATCCCTATTACCGATAGCAAGTGAATCCGTGATGGCTGCTTGGAGGATAGCCCTCTTGTCATTATCACTCATGGCTTCTTTCACTTTCGCCTCCTTTGCTACCCACTTTCCGTCTTCATTTTGCTCGTATTTTGTCTTAACAGCCGCCCACGCCGTGCCGTGAGACTTGCCTTCATCCCCTTTATACTGCGTGAAAGCGGCATTAAAAGCCTTTTGGTATATTTCTTGCCCATGTTTAGGCAACTTCTTCACGCCATCTGGTAAACTGGCTAATGTTTGATAGGGCATCTTTACCTCCTAAATATAAAAAACGATAAACATTTCTGCCTATCGTTCCTCGATTCAGCCTCTTCTTATTCTTTTTATTACTATACTTTTTTGAGATTACGCAATATTAAGTATTCAGCTTCTTGGATGGCTTTTTCTCCTTCTGTTAATCTATGCTGACCTAGTTTCCTTCTTCTGTTAATAGCCTCTTGATACCGAAAGGCAACATCGGCTTGCCCCTTTTTCAATATCAAATAAGGATAAACAAGTTTTAGAAATGTAATAGCATTGTTAGAGGATACTGACCAATCCCATTGTGTCCTGCGTGGTGCCCCAAAGTTTCTTATTCTTATATGCCCACCAAAGAACATTCTCAATAATTCTGGTATATATTGGTTTGAGATTGACAGAGAGCAAAGGAATGTATAGTCCGACCTCTTGGGATGCCTAGACCTACCTATCCGTATACAGCCTTCGCCATCAAATAATCCTGCTATATAAGCTAAATCAGTTCGTTTCACTATTACTCCTTAATCTAATTTTATTGTTAATTGCTTATACTACCAGCATAATTTTACTTAGATTTCTTGCCTACCAAATCCCACGCCTAAATCTTTACCCCATACAACTACAACCCTTTCCTCATTTATATCACCCTCAAATACGAACTTCATTTCAGAAATGGGCGAGTCTTTACTATGAGCTATTGATATACGCTTCAATTTAGAGCCTGCCCTGCGTTCTGATAGCATCTCAACTATACTATCATCCTGACTCATTAAGGTTCCTCCTTAATCTATTTTTACCGTCCTCTCTATCGTCACGAGAGTCGGCTTGCCATTTCTTATTTTCACTATAACACTTCCATAGTCAATTGTCCAGTCAATCTTCTCAAGCTCCTTCTTTAGTGCCTCATCTTGCTCATTCTGTATTGCTAATCTGTCCATTATCTTACTCTCTCAGGAACTAAAGTGCATCTACAACCGGGATGCTGTGGAGGTCTATCTTTACCACCTGAGAATGTGGCATCTATTTTTATTGCTCCTTGCGCTTCATTGGCAAGGCACTCTTCGCTGACTCTATCATCCCCTACTGTAGACCAACTCTTATGAGTAATGGCTAATCTCTTATATGTCTGCAAACTTGCCTCGCTCATAGACTCATTCAATTCAGTAGTAGCTATCAGCTTTCCCCGGTATACAGACATATCCATAATATCGGTTCTGATTAAACGACCTATCTTCGGCACTGATAATCCTCTATCAACACCATCAACTAATAACCTAGCCAGGCGGTCTCTAGTTACTTCATCTATATTAGTTACCTGTTCAGCAGCCCTCTTGCGTATCCATTTTTTAGCGCCCTCATCCACAAGGGCGAACGTCGGCTTAATCCGTACGGCCTGAGCCGCCTGTGTGCCACCAAGTTCATAGCCCTTTGTGGCGTTACCTTCAATAGTAATCCTTAAATCACTACTTCCTACTTCGACTGCCCTTCCCATTAGTTTTCTGGCGTCGCTTTCTTTTGACTCCTTGTACTGGTTCACGTAGCTTGCCAGGCTGCTGTAAGGGAATTTCCTCGCCAGCCTTCGGAAGTAGAGACTCATCTCCGTGGTGAATCTCGCTTCCAACTTCTTGCCTTCTGGTGTCCTCGTTCCCGTCTTTACTAGCGCTTCCAATAGCTTCTGTATCTCGTCCAGTATCTGGTCGTAAAGCGATTGCTGCGGGGCAACGCTCTGGACAGATAGCACGGATGATGCCATGTTCGTATTCAACGAATCCCTTGTCATGGCAGACTGAACACTCCTTCGACTTTACCATTACCATCCTCCTTTTCTATTGCTACCCTAAGCTCTTTCAAACCCTGAGTTAGTTTATGCGAGGCACTTTCTATAGGAGATATACCCTCTAGCACCTCATCTGGATTGTTGATACCAAGATTAGTTAATATCAGTTTCTTTATCTCATCTACACCCAACTCTGGCATCACTGTCAGTATCTTGACGATTGCCTCAATGCTGTCGGTAGCCTCCTTCTCCACAATGGGAGGGAAGTCTATGTCAACGAACCGCTTATCTTTGGCAACCCCATTTTTCTCCATCACATAATTAAAGATGTTATCATAGATGTCGCCCCATAACTCCTGATACGTCTCAAATTGCACTCGCATAGGGCGTTCCATTGCAGTAGCAGTAGCTAAACGGAATGATTCGCCAGCACCGAAATAGTGTGGAAAGATACCGACTGCAGAGCCAAACATTTGTAGAAGCATAGCGCCGTCAACCTGAGCATTACGAGCTCCAGAATCCGTCCTCACTGGCTGTAAGTCCATGCCCTCATTCTCAATCCAGGTAGAGCCAGGAGCAGGCGGTGGATTAGTCTCTGTACTGCCCCCGCTGGCAAGAGTTGACCTCATTTGATTCCTCATAGCGTTGACTTGGGCGGAACTGCCCTTGACCTTGCCCTTCCAAGCAAATATCGACAGCGCCTCTGTAATAGCCGCTCTAGCCTCAAGGAACTTGCGGTGTGCCTTTGCCCAATCCATAGCAGCTAGTAGTAGTGATATACCCCTCAATCCAGGACTGTTAAACGCTATATGATAGATAGACCCTTCTGCAGTAGCACTCTTCATTCCACCGAGGGAATCTGGCCACTCATCGGCAGGCTTTTCATTTGTCCAGTCAGGGTAGTAGGCTTCCTGCTGCTGATTCTGCGGCGTAGCCCACACACGCTTGTATAATTTCTTGGTCTCCTTATCATCCGGATCCGTGATGATTTCCGTAATTTCTAATGGGTCTATACGCCGTATCTTTACATCGCCAGCACTTTCAAAGAAGATAAAGAATAGCTCACCATCAACCAATAGTGAATCAGACGATTTATGCTGCCCCTGACTGGATAATACAGGCTTGTTTACCTTATCATCCCAGAACTCACGCAGCATATCATTGGCCACTTCGTCTTTTGCAGTCCACCTGATACCACGGCCAATAGAATAATCTGTCCAAACCCGTATAGCCTGTTTGGAGAGCGGGTCCCTTATGTAGTAGGCACGGGCACGGCGGACAGAAGCAATCCTGGTTATGTCGGGGAATCCAGTCTCAGCGCCGAATCTCATCCAGCCGGCATCATCTCTTGCAAGTTCAAGGTCGGCAGTCCCAATGCCATATTCCCTGAGCAGCATCGATTCCAACATGGGATTGTCAGGGTCGGGTTCCCTCTCCGCCATTTCTCTTTTAACACTTTCTGGTAGCCAAAAATCTTCTAACATCACGCCTCCTTACTTCGGGCATTTAGCCTTTATCGGTTTAATCCAACTCAGGTGTGATTCTCCCGTATCTCTCTATTGTATCATAAGTTACAATCTTATCGGTATGTATGGGACCACGCATAAAGGATAATGCCTGTGTAGTACTGTCCACCTGGTCATCGAATTCAGAGTTGGGAAACGCCGAGAGTTCTTCAATATAGTCGAATAACCATGGTGCGCTCTCAGGTAAAAAGACCTTACCCGCCTCTATCGTAGGCGTAGCAGCATAAGCCCTAGCTACTTTGTCCCTGTCTACCTTGACTGGTAATACCGGTATCCGAGTGTTCCGTTGCAACTCCTGAATGAGTGATTGTCCACTTGCCTTGTCTTCCACTATCACCACACCAGGGAGGTCTCTATCATATAACGCAATGGCAACCTTCTTTAACTCAGGGAACTCTACCTTGCCTCTCCACACATCCAAGAGATAGTAACCATTCTGCGCCTCCCCCCAAACTGTGCAGACCGAGTAATCATTCTGCGTCTTGTCCTTAAAAGCAGTATCCCATGAGTGCAGCTTCCTTGTAAAGCTCGGAGGTTGCCTGAAATACTGCCACCATTCCCTTTTGATTATCTGCCCCTCTGCCACTGTGGGGTTTCCTTGATATAGGGACTCAAAAGCTCTGCCCCCTATAGATGACCTGATATTTTCCAACACCCCAAGAGGATACCGCTCAGGCCACAACGCCTCGCCGTCTCTTATTGCAGGGAAGTGCAAGACTTCCCATTGGTCTGATGCAGGGTCTTCCCGTGCTTGTTTCAGGAGTCTACCAACAAGGTCTTCAGGATGCCATCTGGTCATGACGACAATTATAGCAGCGTCTGGCTCCGCCCTGGTTCTAAAGACTTTCTGATACCAGTCCCAAACCTTGTCTCTGATTGTCTGACTGGATGCTTCCTCTTCATCCTTGACTGGATCGTCTATAATCCCCACATCGAAACCACGGCCAGTCAAGCCGCCACCGATACCAACCGCATAATATGAACCACCCTGCTTAGTGCCCCATTCATGGGCTGCCTGTCTTTCAGGTATTACCACCTCCTGCCCAGGTCTCTCAGGCCGATGGTGTATATCAGGGAATAGCCTAACCATCTCAGGAGAAATAAATATATCCCTTGCCTTGCGAGAGTGTGTTAAAGCTATAGACTCAGCATAGCCAGCCTGAACCATATAATCTTCCGGGTGTTTAGCTAAATACCAGCAAGGGAAACGAAGTGATATTAGCTCGCTCTTGCCATGGCGAGGCGGCATCAATACAATAAGCCTTTTAAGTTCTCCCCGCTCTACATTCTCTAATGCTTCAGCTAACGCTATTAGGTGGGGCGGTACCTTATAATCTGGCATAGTATATTGGCAGAATGGGAGAAGGTTTCTACGAGCCTTGCGTCTCCTCAAGAGTTCCTCGGCTGCGTCTATTCTTGATAACCGCTTCGAGCTGTTCGTCCGATAAGTCCTCTGCGTTGCCGATATTACCACTGTGCTCAATCTCCTGTTTGTCAGCTTGACCGAGATAATTCTTACCGAGAAATATAGCCATTGCCGCATTCTTCTCTGATAGTTTGAATTGGTTGCGGCGGAGGCTAATCAATCCTCCTACTCTGTTTTTCTCAAAATACTCAGGAAATGAAACGCCGAAATTCTCTCTAACCCTACTGGCTATAGTATCAATCGAACAGTGAAACCACTGCGCCATTTCTTGTTCTGAGCATTGCATAAAACAAAGCCTTTCAAGCTCTTTGAAGTCTATTACTATCTTATTCCTATGTCCTCTGTTATTAGTATGATTAGCCAATTTTCACCGCCTCGGCCACATAATAGGCATTTCTACATTTCCGCAGCGCTTGCAATCCAAAGAACCCACTAAGGATTCACCATAATAAGAGTGTCTGCGTTAGTCCCATCCATTCAAGGTTATATCAAACCGGTCTTTTTGTCAATTCTAATGCGATTTTGTGCGTAAATAGAAGGTTGACAAAGGCTACAAAATAGTTTATAATAATTATGATGGAAAGTAAGCATAGTAGGAAAGCTATATGCTCATTATGTCAGAGAGTATTCTCATTAGGGAAGCGTGGCCCCATTTCTAATTTCTGTCAAGATTGCCGACCCGAAGCCCTAAAAAGAAGATATGAAGGAAGGTATGAGGGAAGATATTATATTCCTCATCCCCGTCCTCCCCATCCTCGCAAATTAAGTTATCAAGAGTTAGCCTTTGCTACCAATGGCAAACAATGCCAGCGATGCGGAACTCAATCAAAGAAGCTATATGTCCATCACAAGGATGAAAAAGGCAAAAGTAAAACTCTTTATCCGGATAACAGCCTCGATAACTTACAAGTCTTATGTGCGAGATGCCATATGAAGGCTCATAATATCGGGGTAATCCCTAACCTGACTAAATTACAAGAAATGCGGTCTCACGGGCTTACTTTAGAGGCAATAGGCGAATACTTTGGGGTTTCAAGACAAAGAATTCACCAATTGATTAAAAATAATTCTGCTTAGGCACAGTTTATTTTTCATTTTACACGTTATGATTTAGCTTATGTATGCGTTCTTTCAACTCAGCTTGGGCTTTCACTCTGTTAGCGTTTGGTTTATTATCACCTAACTCAAAGGTCAGCGCTTCTACGGCTTGTTTTCTTTTCACTATCAGGAACGGTAAGAGTGTCGTTAGTATTTCTTTTATTTTACCACTACTGGTTAAAGACCATTCCCACACGTCTGACCGCTTATCTTGATAAACTGAACCATAACCAAACACTTCTCGGTAAAGGTCGATGACTTCATAGTTTTTATTAGCAACCTTAAGGCGTAAGCAGTAATAATCTTTACTGCCGTCTCTATCTTTCCTCTTATATTTGCTTACTACAATACACCCTTCGCCATCAAATAGACCTGCCAGATAAGATAACCTTAATTCATTCATGCTTTAACTATACACTATTCCGTGTAAAGTGTCAAACACCACAACTAGCCAAAAGAGCTAGGGAAAGCGAGTAAATAAGGGACTTCACGCCTATTAGTTAGCTATAAACAACTATGAATCTACGCTATAGTGTTTGACAAAGAAGTCAAGTAGGCGTAAAATAGGCTTATGAGTAGTAAAAAGGTAGCAAAATAAAGGAGGAAGGAAAATGGCATACAAAATTGAGGCACTGGTAAAGGGCTCCTGGACAGATGATGCGGTTGGCACAAACGAGTTCGGCACAGAAGAGGAAGCGGAGGAGATGATACCTATCCTAGCCAAAATATATGAATGCCCGGTAGATGAGTTCCGGGTAATAGAGCAGTAAGCCAAAGCCTGGCCATCTTCGAAGAATGGCCAGGCTATCCAAAAAGGTAGCAAAATAAAGGAGGGTAAAGAGGGATGACAACAAGAATAGAGAAAATCAATCAGGAACTTAACAACGGTAAACCAATACAACCAACCAGGCTGGTTATGCTGTTGGCTGAATTAAAGAGGCTTGGCTATTATAAACCGATAAGCTAACCTCTTGACACACTAAATAGTAAAGGAGGTCCTGATGAAATATACTGACCTATCTAATGTAAACTATATACCCTTAGAGGAAGTCCCCACTCATGACATGGAAATGAAATGGAAATGGAAGGCATTCTTTGATAAACTCCAAGATGGGGCTGCCGTACTCAACTACAATAACAGACAAAGGGCACACCAAGTGAGGCATATCTTAATAGTTTCAGCTAAATACCATAAACTCACAGTAAAAACTAGAATAATACATGGTACTACAGAAATACATGGAACTGATGATTGGCTATTATATGCCTGGAAAGCCTAAAGGAGGAAGCAATGAACCAACACACTAAAGGGGAATGGGCACTAACAGGCGACAAAGCACCGAACTGTGGGAATATAGACATTGGCTCACTCTGTGAACATAGATTTATCCCCATAGCCAGGATAAATAAGGATTGGGAGAATGTCGAAGCCAATGCCCACCTTATAGCTAAAAGCCCACAGATGGCGAGGTTATTGCAAAGACTGATTAAAGATGGTTATAGCGCATCAATAATTAAAGAAGCAGGAGAGATTATAGAAACGCTTCGTAGACACCTAATAAAGGAGGGTAAAGAGGAATGGAAGTAACATCACGGCACCGTGAAGTCTTAAGTCTCATAGCACAAGGAGATGAGATTATTCTTCGGGTAGACCCAGAGACCGTCAAGGAATTACGGTTGAATGGATTTGTAACACGCACCTATACACAGCAAGCGTTTGTCTATTCGGTTACTCCCAAAGGATATGAGATATTAAGTAAAGGAGGGTAAGTAATGGTAACTGAAACAGAAAGACTCAAGAAGATACGAGAACTAATAGAAGAATACGCAGCGAATCCGGGTGATTATAATATATTTAAGGTGGTAGCAGAAATTGACTCATTATATGATTTATGCCCAAACTGTGGCGCACACTTGGAGAATTGGAAAGAAATGCTTCATGAGGAGCACTACTGTCCAAATATACTGGGGTAGGAACACAGGTCGTAAAGTTTTATCCTATGTAATATAAGGAGAAATAAATGAAAATAGACAAAGCTATTGAGTTACTTGAAACCGCAAAAGAGGGCTTTCCTTTAGGTAATGTTGAGCAATACTTTGTAGCTATGGAGCTAGGCATCGAAGCCCTTAAAGCAATTAAGAACTACCGCCAACTCCCAGCATATAGCACCTTACGGATACTACCAGGCGAGACACCACCAAGCCCGCCAGAACCTTTTACCATTCACGTTCCATTCCCGCTAGAAAGGGGGACATCAGATGACTAATAAGAAACTTGAATGGGGACAATCTCAGGTTATAGGCAACCCACCAGAGCCAGGAGAAGAGATTACAATTCTACCCCAGGAGATGGCCAGCACAGCTATCGTCATGGTCAATCCGGACAAAGCCCCTTCATTTGCTAAACATCTGGAGGCTACTAATCGTATCCTGGAGATAGCCACGGTGCGAGAAATCCTAACTGAAACCGATGCTAAGGCCGCGAATGATGACCTAAATGTTATGGCGGAACTCAGGCAAGCCGTTGACATAGAACGCAAGACATTCACAGTCCCTTTGAATAATTATCTGGCCAGCATCAACGGAGCATATAAGTTGATAACCGACCCACTGACTGAAGCTGAACAGATAACCAGAAAGCTATTGACAGCCTATAAAGTCGAGCAGGAACGAAAGGCGGAGGAAGCCGTGAAACTGAACCAGGAAGCTCTTGAATTAGCCCGAAGACAGGCAGAGGCAAACAATGGGGAATTCACTGTTGACATCACGCCGGTCCCAGTGCCGTTCGCTCCAAAGCTCACACGCACAGACCAAGGTAAGTCAGGCTTAATAGATGTGTGGAAGTATGAGATAGTCAATATTGATGCTATTCCTAGAGAATACATGATGCCAGACGACGCTATTCTCAAGGCTATTGCCAAGAAGCATCACGACCAGAAAGTAATAAATGGTGTGCGCTTCTATAACGAGCCTAGCTTGAGAGTATCGAGATAAGAAGGAGGAATAATGAGTAGAATCAGGTATTGTGTAACTACCCGGGGGTTGTGGTATAAATGTAATGCGGGATGGGGTAGCATAGGTGGCTCTGGTATGAAAACCTGCAACGATGAACCAATGGAAAAGAATTGCCGTAATATAGTTGAGTCCACAGACCCCTTGATTTGCCCGACTTGTGGTACAGTATTGGGGATAATCGGAGATAAGGAGGAATAGGTTAATGGACAATATGACTTACTGGGACGCATTAAAACAACCGCCACCAGAGGCGCTCAAGACGATTCAGGGAGGTAGATTAAAGGGTAAGACAGACATCAATCCGCAGTGGCGATATAAGGCCATGACGGAGCAGTTCGGGGTTTGTGGTATAGGCTGGAAATATAACATTGAAAGGCTCTGGCTGGAGCCAGCCCAAGATGAGGTATGCGCCTTTGCTGAGGTAGGCTTATCAATCAAGGTAGACGGCGAATGGAGCGCACCTATACCAGGCATCGGCGGTTCAATGCTTATCGCGAAGGAATCGTCTGGCCTTCATGTTAGCGATGAGGCCTATAAAATGGCCATAACCGATGCTCTGAGTGTCGCTATGAAGATGATAGGAGTAGCGGCAGACATCTACGCTGGTCTCTTTGACGGCTCAAAATATACTGAGGAGAAGAAACCTGCACAGTCAGTTAAGAAAGAGAAACCAGAAGCAAGCATACCTGAGACTAGCGAGGCACCTGTTGAGCAACCACAAGAGAAGACTGAAGAGGCAGAATTACCCAAAACTATTCAGGCTCTTTATAACTGGATAGCTTCTCATGGCAAAAAATATGGGCGAACTTGGTTCTTGCAGAACTTTAACTATACTGAAGAGGAATTAAAACAGCCAGAGCGAGTTGAAGCGGCATATAAGGAGATTAAAGCAATCACTGGGTGGTCTTAAACAAACTATGTTATAGAATACTTGTCTTTTACTACATGGTATGGTAAAATAAAGATATGGTAGAATTAAACGAAGTTAAAAGAGGGTATGAAATTGCCCACAAAAGTCTGAGTATAAACTTTATATGGGCAGCTTGCGAAGATTGCGGGAAGGAAAGATGGGTTGCCCTAGTAAGAAATAAGCCAAGAAGTAGTTTATGCAGGTCTTGCTCATTGAAATTACGCCATAAGAGGATGCCAAATTTGATTAGAGGAGTAAATAATCCTCATTGGAAAGGTGGAAGGACAAAGTCATATGGTTATATTTTAATTAAGCTTCAACCAGATGATTTCTTCTACCGGATGGCATCTAAATATGGTAGGGTTTTGGAGCACCGTCTTGTTATGGCAAAGCACCTTAATAGATGTCTTTTACCTTGGGAAGTGGTTCATCACAAGAATGGAATTAGAGATGATAACAGATTAGACAATCTACAATTATTACCAACAGGGAAATATCATATCATCGATCCACTTACCAAAAATCTCATCAAAAAATTAGTTAAAAGGATTATAAGTTTAGAGACAGAAAATATAAAACTAAAACTTGCCGGATGGAAGGAATAGACAATTGAATATAGCTGGTGTCCGTAAGAAACTATGGGTCTTACAGTGGCGATGATTGACCAGCCAGCAAGATATTGCACGTAGGTTAGGGTATATCGGTAGAGAGTGATATAGAACTGGAGGTATTGAAAGATGAAAATAAGTCTTGAATATAAACTAGAAGATATGTGGATTGGTGTTTACTGGAGATATGCGCCAGCCTACTGTTTATGGCACATTTATGTCTGCCTGATACCTTGCTTCCCAATTCACATTACTTTTGATAGAGTACGCCATAAAGCAAAAGAACTTACTCCACTGATAAAGGATGTATTAAAGAGTTGGGGTTTGTAAGTAGAGAGTGATATAGAACTATGAAGATTAAAGTATGTCAATCGCATAAGACTAAGTGTGATGCCAGGATAAAGAGAGCAGGCAAAAGGTCTTTATGCTGTAGATATGGCTGGTGTGGTTGGGCTAAACCTGTTCTGAAGTAGAGAGTGATATAGAACTATGAAAAAGAAAACCACAGCTAGCCTAAAGAGAAGAATC